CCTGAACTTTTGTCATTGAACTATTGGATTAGACTTCCGTCTGCCGGTACTGTTACGACACCTGGTATTCAAGCTACTCCTGGTCTTGTTTCAATGACAAAAGTTCAGGGCGAAGCAATCCAGGTTGTACCTGGAGGGTTAGGTTCTGAAGATATTATAGGTGGTGTGATTATCAACCCTCTTAGTGCCACAGATCAAGGATTGGCAACCGTAGAACCGTTATTTGTAGATTTTACTGGCCCAGCCTATTCTTATGTGACTGGTACAACACAAGAGTTAGCACCTGGGGATAGTATTGATATTCCCGCTAATTGTACGACAGGAGTGTGGGTCTGTGCAGCTAGTGGAATGCATCAGTTCACGTGTGTTATTCAGCAAGCTATAGACTCTGTTACATTGCCAACAGATGTAGAGGTAAAGGGTTCTTTTCATTATTCTTCAGTAATAGAACAAAATGAAGATGCTACATTTGACACTAATAATGTGATTTTTACTTCGCTTTCAGAAATTCAGGCGTTTAATATGATTGGTCCTGATTATCTGTATATTTGTCATTATAATAATCTAACATTTGCATTCAGTAGTCGTGGTAGGTTGTATGAACAAGCTGATCTATATCACTATGCTGGATCAGCATTAAGAAGTAGACATCAAACACAAATTATAGAAGATGCTAGCCAATTTAATCCAACTCTCATTACTTCTAACTCATTGCCAATTTGGTTGAATATGCCGAATTATGTTCCACCGTATCCTGGATTTATTTGCCCTATTCCACTATACCCATCTTTTTTGGTAGATGATAATCTACCTCCACCGTTTGGTGCTGTTCATATTGAGAAGACAGAAAATATAGAAATGGGCTCAGCTTTTGGACCACGTCTTCAACAGTCGCAGTTGTGTAAGGAAATTGTTAGAATCCATTTATATGGTGCAGATAATCTGATGGCTAGTGATTTTGTTGCTTTTGTTGAACAATACTCACTTGATTGGATGAAACTTGGTTTATCGGACTCCCCTGCTATTAAGGATGAGAAATTAACTCAACCAGAATTTAAGATTCTAGCCCCGCGTAAGATGATAGAATTTCGTATCAACTATCGTCAAAACGTTATTCGTAATGAAGCTAGACAATTTATCGAACATGTCAAAGTTCAGTACTTTCCTCAATGGTTAAATAACTGATGCCACAGATAAGTTATCAAGCCTTATTCGCAGCATGTTATCCTGCTCTGGCAAAAGTTCAGAAACCAGGAGGAATTGTAGTTCAGTCTGCTGTTGGTGCTGGAGATGTTCCTAATAAATCACCTTCTTGGGCTCCTGCAGCAATTCAAAATTGGGTAGACTATTGGAAATTAGGAGCTACACAACCATCTATTGTACTCGACTTCACCAATAATCGTTATTATGATGGTATATCTAATGCAGCTACGCTTGCGTCAATGGTGCAGAACACAGGTACAGTTGACAATACCGGATTACAATTTACTGGGGCTAATAACGTCAATTGTATTGGTGCATTTCTTACAGCACTTCAACAGGCTGCTGTGACTGTAGGTGTAGAAGTAAGCAATGCTGCTCAGGGATTAGCACAAGGTATTCTTGCATTTGGTAGTGGAAATCCTGATGCACCAATTCTTCTAGATGATTCATCCGCCGGTTATTTTAACTCATGGAATGGTACAGGCTTAACTAGTAATTATCAAGATTCTGTAGCGATTAATACGACAGCGCGGTGTGCTTCTAGTTGGAATAATGTAAGTCGTTCCATTATCTATGACAATACCGGTAATGTGAATACTGCAGGAGCGACTTTTACTCAACCAGTGACAAGTGCAAAACTCGGTAACTATGGAGCGAATGCTCTACCTTACACCGGTAAAATTAAGAATCTAGCTGTGTATCCTGTTAAAGCATCTGCTGATTTAATGAATGCTCTTTCGTGGCGTGGTGCGTGGCGTCTTTCACCTTATGGTATTACGCTACGTGGTGTTTCTATGAAAAGTACTTCTAGTCTTACACCAGGAGTTAAGTTGAATTATGAGCGCATACAACCATGGACAATGACTCTTGGTTACTATCTTAATACAAGTAGTCTTAATGGTACTGCAAATGTTATTTTTACTGATGTTCCAGTAGGGCCACCGTGGAGTGGTTTTGAGTGTTATGTTCTACCAAACGGTAAGCCTCGTATACGGATTATGTCTGGGTGGGATGGAACGAGTGCTAATAACCGTATTGAAGTAGATGGAAATACTAATGTTTGTGATGCACATAATATCTTGTGTGTTACTTATGATGGATCTAGTGTTGCGTCTGGTGTAAAAATATATCTGAATGGTACACCTATGGCGACGACAACTAACGTCGATAATCTTACTGGTACGATTGTTACAAATCAGAATTTTCAGATAGGTTATCAAAACAGTGGCACTGGACCGTATTTAGAGTTTGGTGATTTGATGATGACCTTTATTTTTGATAATGTTGTTCGTAGTGCCGCTTATATCGCAGCCGCTGCTGCATCTGAAGTTGCACCGACTGTTGATGCTAATACTCAGCTATATTATGATTTTCGTGAAAATACAGGGAATACAACTATTGATCATTCAGCCAATAGTTTTATTGGGACATTCAATGGTGCTCAAACATGGTTGAGTTTAACATAGCAATAAGGAGTAAGATCTAATGCCACAGACAACAATGATGCCGGTTTTTACCGCTGAGTATCCTATCTTGGCTAAGGTGCAGAAACCGGGTGGAGTAACCGTTCTATCGGCTGTAGGTGCTGGTGATGTGCCAAATAAGCCGACGTATGCTGCTGGAACTGTTCAAATGACTCAGCTTGTAGAATCTGAGGTTCAGGAAGCTGCACCAGCAGAAGAAGCTGTACCAGTAGAAGAAGTACCACCGGCAGAAGAAGCACCACCTGTGGAGGAAGAACATCCCTCACATGCTGGTAGAAAACCGAAACACCGTCATTAAGCTTCCATTTCTGCATAAGGGAACGTAACCATGGCAATCCAAACTCAGTTTAGCACGGATCCCAATGCGATTGTAACGGTTCACGTTTCAATCATTGAGGCTCCGACACCGAACACATATCAACGCTCTGGAGCGTTGGTGACTTTTGGTGCTACGACAATGGTAGAAGACGATACGTCATTTTTGACCCAATTGTCAGATTTGACACCATTGCTTCAACCACCTATAGTTATCACCACAACGACATGGGCGGCTGGAGTTGTGACTTGTGCTACTTCTGGCCCAATTCCTGGTCCTCCTACTGTTGGTGATACTGTCACTCTTATTCTCAGTGGGTTTCAACCTGTTGGGTTTAATGGCAGGCATCTCTGCACGATCACCGCTGCAAATGGATTTACATTCCCATTGACTTTAAATCCTGGGAGTGTGGCTACTGAAGGAACAGCTACTTCTGCTGGAGTTGTTGAACTTCAGCAAATGGCCACGACCTATTTTGGTCAGGGCAATGAACTTGGTATCTGGGTATTGGAGTTAGGATACCAGAATAGCCCTGTCAATGAAGTATCTGAGTTGGATGATTGGTTGACACAAAATCCACTCACCATTTATAATTTCTTAATGCCTCGTCGTTTTGGTAGTGATCCTACAATTTTGGGGACTGCTGCTACTCCGGCAGCATTTACGAACCTTCTTAAGAGGTTCCAAAATCCGGAAGCGATGGAGTATTTCTGGCTCACGGTTACTCCAGCTACTATGAATAATCTTGGGCCGACCTACAAAGATGTGCTCCAGATGGTTGAGTCGCCTGTACTTACTGACCCTACACAAGAAAATCTTAATGATACTGAGGGTGAGTTTACGATGGCTGCAATGCTCTATAATGCAGTGGTCTATCGTGCTTCCAATACCAATCGCATTGCTCCTATGGCATTCAAGTATGTCTATGGAGTCACGCAATATCCGCAGAAGGGCAACGGGCCTCTTCTCGTAAGCTTTAAGGCAGCGAATACGAACTATATTTCAACTGGTGCAGAAGGTGGTATTGCGTTCACAATGATTTATGAAGGTGTGACACTTGATGGTCATGACTTCTTCAACTGGTGGTATACAATTGATTGGGTCCAGATTGAGATTAATCTAAACCTGAGCAATGCCATTATTAATGGATCTAACAATCCGTTGGCTCCGTTGTACTATAATCAGGATGGAATTAATTATCTGGAAGTTGTGCTCTTTGATACAATGCAAGATGCTCAGATCTTTGGCATGGTTTTGGGCAAAATCGAAATGACTCAACTTGATGGACCTGACCTTACGTCAGCTATGTACGGTGGTCAGTTCGCTGGTAAGTGTGATGTGAATGCTGTACCATTCCTCAACTACACGTTGGCAAATCCCGGTGATTATAAGATTGGAGAGTACGATGGGCTTTCCACTCTGTTTATCCCGGCTCGTGGTTTCATCCACATTCTTGTGAATGTGGTTGCTTCTGATCTCGTATCCATATAAGGAGTGACCCATGGCCTTTCAGTTCACACCACCTGGAGTTCTGAATAGGCTCCGGGCTTCAGTAACATATAGTGACTTTCCACAACTCAACGTAACATCTAATTTTCTAACGACAGAGGGGATTAGATTAGCGTTGGAAGGAAATGCGACAGACCTGCTCCCAGCTATGGTCAGCTTGGTGAGTAGCCCAGCACCATATCTTGCTGCGTCAATAACAATGTCAATTGTTCGGAGTTCTACATTGGCGTCATTGTATCAGACTCAAATTGAAGATACAACGCTTATGGGACTTGTAACAATTTGGCCAGATACAGACGTGCTGAAGGGATTTATTATCAATAATGTGGCACTAGAAAGTGTCAGAGAAATGGCCTTTGCCGGTATGGAAGCGGCAATGGTGGTGACTGCTCGCGGCTACTACAACGTGAATACAGGATTCTTTGGAACATAACTATAGGAGCAAAGTATGGGAGAAGCCAAACTTAACAGGAAGTTGAATATTGTTTTAGAATTAGATGGAGAGAAAGGAAAAATATCTATTCATTCTACCCCAATATCAAAGGGGGTGTTTGAAGATAATTACCTTGTAATTTCCAGGACATTCACAGCCATCTATGCGAATGGTCTTGGTCCAATGGCGGGGCCGCGAGTTGCGGCCTTAATGCTAAAGGACGAGGCAAAGAAGATTGATGCTGTTGATAAAACAATTTCTCTCTTGGCTGAAATTACCAGGTTAACAAATGTGGTGGTTCCAGGTGAGAATGGCTGGGAAACTCTTCCGTTTGATGTTGCGAAGAAACGTGGTGCTTTAGATGAGGATAATGCATCGCTAGCGGAGAACTTCATTGTATATTTTATGTGTGCCTCGTCAATCCATCTACGGGGGGAGTTGGCGGTGGCAACGGACGTCTTGAAAACAGTGTGGGGCGTGCTACATACCTCCTTGAATGCTACGGAATATATGCGTTCCTTGCCGACGTTGACGCAGGACGAGAATACTGGCGAGAGTCCCCCGACGGAAATGAGTCAGTAGTCCAATGGGCCATGTCGTGGATAATGGACGAAGGCTTTAAGGCAGTCTTCGACGAATTCGAGGGTTTGGAAGATTGGCCACATCAGGACAGACTCCAGTGGCAGCAGCGATATTTGATAGGACTGCTAAAGGCTTGAAATGGCTGAACTAAAGTTTGTCATTCCTCAACATTTAAATGAACCTCTCCAAAAATTGTTGGAGCAGGTAAAGGAATTAACTACTCAAACTGATAAACTTGCTAAAGGTATGAAACAAGTAGTTAATCTTTCATTACCAACTAAGCAACCATTTGATCACAGTAAAATTGTACATCAGTTTCATTCTTTTTCACAAAATCTGCGTAGATTTGAACAAGCAATTCAGAATTCAACTGAATTATTACTTCGGCCTTTGAGTGGTTCTACTAAGATTATGATACGGACTATGGACGTGACTAAAGTCCTTTCCCGGTTAGAAGGGATGGGGATGATGTCAATTCCTATTGCTGGTCGACTGTGGGTTGGAGGGATCGGTGTTATTGGAGGTATAGCTGTTATTGGAATGGCTGTATTTGAAGTAATGAAATTTTTGATTGAAAAGACATTTGCAATGGCGTCTCTCACAGTGAGAGACAGTGTTACGGCTGTTGGACTTGGAACTAGTATTGGTGCTTTACGGGCTTTTAGAATTACATTTGGAGGTAGAATTCCTGGTGCTGAACAGACTTTAGCAAATGTCGCCGGTGCCCAAATAGATCCAAGTTCTATGTCTTATACAATTTTACGTGTTCTTAAAATTAAGTCTTTGATGCAAACGACTACTGGTACAGTAGACGCCATGATTGCGGCGGCACATCTTGTGAAATCATTACCATTAGGAGCATATGCATTAATTGCACAAAGAAGTGGCTTGACTACTGTATTTCCGATTGATCAATTACGTGCTCTTCGTGCAATGCCAGAAAAAGAATTACAAGAAATGAAGGCTAAACAAGTAGAGCGTGAAAAGAAATTCTTTATTCCTAAAGAAGCTATTGATGCTATGAGAGATCTTTTTAATGCAGGTCAGGATTTTTTAAATAAATCTGAATTTGCTTGGATGAAGGCAGCAACAACAGGACGACCTGATTCTTTTATAACTGGGAAATCTACATGGAGCCACAATAAATTCAAAGGTAAACAGAAATTTCATGCTGATCTTGTAAGTGCTACTGCTCGTCTTTCAAGTGCTTCGGCAGATTTCATAAAGTATTTCTTAGATCTACCAGTTACTCAACAATTGATAAAATGGCTTGAAAGAGCTTTGAGTGGATTAGCTAGATTATTTAGAAGAATGACTCATGCATTGTCTGGTACAGTCGGTAAAGAGTTTATTCGTTCAGCTTTGAAGACACCAGTTGGTCCTGGTATGCCAGCAAGGAAGTTTCCTGGGCATCCAGGAGTTAGTTTGCCATCTAGACCTGGGCTTAGACCTAGTCGTCCAGGAGTGAGTCCAACATTTAGACCTGGAATTGGGCCTGGACGACGACTGGCTCCTAGTCAGGGTCCAGGTCCTCCCCCGGTTACTGCTCCTTCTACTAGTCCAGGTGCTCCACCTCCTACTGTTCCTTCTACTGGTCCAGGTGCTCCACCTGCTCCACCTGCTTATGTTCCTGCTCGCCCAGGTGCTCCACCTGCTTACGCTCCTGCTCGCCCAGGTGCTCCGTTGCCTATTGGTCCTATTCGTCCAGGTGCTCCACCTGCTCGCCCTTCTGCTCCACCTGCTTATGTTCCTGCTCGCCCAGGTGCTCCGTCTCCTATTGGTCCTGCTCGCCCAGGTACTTCACCTCCTCCTGTTCGCCCTAGTGCTCCACCTGTTCGCCCTAGTGCTCCATCACGCCCTGAAGCTCCATCTCGTCCTAGTGTTCCACCTGTTCGCCCTAGTGCTCCACCTGCTTATGCTCCTGCTCGCCCAGGTTCTACTGATCCAATACCAGCATATACTGGTCCTGGTACTGGTATAACTGGCCGAACTTCGATTGCAGCACTAGAAAATGATCCAAAAACACAGGCTGCTATAGAAAGATTTCATCAAGCATTTCCTAACGTCGCTAATTATAAAACTCAGCTTTATAGTCTTGTTCAAGGTGAATCTGGTATGGGCCGAAATATGGTCCAGAGGAATCAATATGCTGGTTATTTTGCACTAGGATCAGATGAAGCATATCGAAAAATGGGTTTGAGTAAGCAACAATTCGCAGCATTACCATTTGATCAACAATTAGATGCTTACACTAGATGGGCGAAACAAAATGATCCTTCTGGAACACATATCAGGAATTTAGGATTATTTAATGCTGCGAGTGCTTTGAGTTGGCAGGGTAAGCCAGATGATACTGTAGTGTATCCGGCTGGATCACGTGAGGCAAGAGCGAATGCAAGTACATGGGGAGCTAATAGTAATGCGGGTGGAGCAGTCACAATTGGTGGTATAAAAAGATATTATTCAAGAAATGATCCAGCAACTTCAAGACAATTAAATGATGTGACTGCTGTAGCTCCTGCTGCTCCATCCCAACCATTTGGTCCAAGACAACCCTTTGATCCAGCCAAGCCTTTTGATCCATCTAGACCCGCTGCTCCTACTACTTCTACTGCTCCAACTGCACCGATAGGACCAGATCAAACAGGAGGAGGTGGAGGTAAATTTACTCAAAGTCAACAAGGTGCAGGTAGGTCTGGTCAAGTAAGCCCTCAATTAGAAAAACAACTTGGTGCTGTAGCTGATAGAACTGGAGTTAATATTGATACATTTTCTGGAGGTGAAGTTCCAGGAGGATTTCATTCTGGGTCTGGTCGTCATGAACATGGTGGTGCTGCTGACGTAACATTGTATACAACTAATCCAGATGGATCAAAACATTATTTAAATTTTAATGATCCAACAGATAGAGCTAAAATTCAACAAGTTATTGCAGAGTCAAGAAGACAAGGAATTACTGGAATTGGAATTGGTCCTGGATATATGGAAGGTCATGAAGGAACCGCAGTACATTTAGGAGGTGGTACAGAAAAAATATGGGGAGAAGGAGGGCATGAAATTAAGGCTCCTGGATGGGCTAGACAGGCATTTGAGAATCCAGAAAAGTTTCCATCTACTAGTGGTACTCAGGCTGTTGCTCCAAAAACTCAACAACCTCAAGCATCTCCACAATGGCCAACTGGTGATTTACCTCCCATTAAATATGCTGGAGATCCATCTAAGTCTGCTGAGCCTGCTGAGCCTGCTGAGCCTATTCCAATGCCAATGTCAGATCCAAGGGGTACAGCAGGAGATGAGTTGATCCCTGAGCATTTAAATCCAACGGCTCAGTTGGGTGCAGAAGTTACTAGAAAATATATTACTGAGTTGCCTGAAAAAGATAGGCAAGGACTTTATGGAGAAACTAGATGGGTTAGTGGAGAAGGACCTGGAAGATTATTTGAAGAAGGTCATCCAGCTATTGTATATAATCCAGAAGAACGATATCAAGATCCACTTGATGCTAAACAAACTATGAAGCATGAACTTGAACATGCTGGAGTTATGCAGTCTCTTCCTTATCAAGAACATCGGGATGAAAATAGAGAGTTTAAATTCGCTGGAAGTGAAGGTGGAGGTGAAGAATTAAGACAGCGGTTGTCTGATATAGCTAGAATAGAGGCTTATGGACCTGCTGCAATGAAAATACCGAGCTATCGAAAACAATTAAGTGATGCTAAAATTATGGTTGATAGACTAACAAAGTCTATTAGTGAAGCAATGCACATAACTCCAGATGAAGTAAGAGCAAGGGTTAAAGCATATCAAGCAGATATAGATCAAGCAGTTAAGAAGGCAGAGGCAGCACGACAGCAAAAATTAAATCCTACTGCACCTACTTCAGCACAGGGGGCTCCAAAACCGGGTATCCCAGCACAGGGGGCTCCAAAACCTGGTGCTCCAACACAGACTAGGGCTGAAAAGATAGAGGCTGAACCAAAAGGAAAAGTAGATGCAGATACTCATGCACGTTGGCATCAGCATCGTAATCCGATAAAGATAATCAATAACTCTACTGATGTTGATCTGCATTGGGCTAATCAGAATTCTGAATTATCAACGGCTCCAATGTAATGCGCCGGTATCTAATTACAATTGGAAAAGGACCATTGGGTAATACTCCATTCACATGGGACTCTTGGCCGGGTTGGCCTGGAGGACAGAATGACCCTAACGCCCAACAGGTTGAATTTCAACTTGTAACATTTGATCCATCAGAGAATGCTGCTCCTCAATCGAATTGCACAGTCATGGGCGTGGCATGGGAACAAATAGGACAACAGGCAAATCTAATCGGTGCACCTGTGACGATCTGGGGTGGAATGGCTAAAGGATTACCATTGGCAACACATCAAGCAAATTTTTATGGTCAGCTAATTACTGGATCTATCTTTAAGTGTTGGGGGAATTGGATTGGGACTGATATGTCTCTTGGGTTTACTATCGCAACTGCAGGAATGAATAAGGGTGGTGGTGATGGTGGGGGTGATGGTGGTGGAGGTGATGGTGGAGGTGGAGGAGGAGGTGACAGTGCAGCTCCTCAAAATTCTGCGCAAGTTACAAGTGGAAATATGAATTTGATCCGCTTTAATAGAACAGGCCCACGTTCTATAGATAGATATTTTCAACCTAAAGTTGGTCAGCAAGATGTTGGGGACTTTGGTGGTTTTGGTGGCATGATCAGTCAAACTTTTGGCAATGCCTCACAAGCCATAGGTGGGAATATTATGTCACTCTTTGGAGGATCCGGTGGATTAGTAAATCCACTAAATCTTATTCATAACCTCCAGCCAAATATGCCATTATCAAGTGCAATACAAGAAACACTTTCACGCGCATTTCCTGGTGTACCACTCAATATAAATATTAGCTCGATGTTGAAATTAGGATATCAAGATGCAGGTGCTTATCAAAATTTTCCACAGTTTGCTTCTTACATTAAAGATTTAAGTCATTCTATTATGGGCACAAAAGATTATATTGGTGTTCATATGACGGCAAACAATACTGGTGGAATTGATGTGTGGGATGGAACTTTTGGCAATGCTCCTCAACAAGTCACTGTTTTTGAACTAATAGGGCAACCGACTTGGGTTGAAACTGCACTCGTACAATTCACTACGGTGATGCGTGGGGATATAAAACCTTCTGATATAGTTTATCTTCCTAAGAATATACCTTATAATATCGGTTCTGATAATTCTGCTCTACAAAAAGGTGTGCCTCAAAGAACAGAATTATCATTTACTGGTGCATTCAAAGTGTTTAAAGTGACACATAATGGGGACTTTAGAAATCCTGACGGGATGCAGTGGAGCACTACATATGAATGTTATTATCTTAGTGGATCAGAACTTGCACAGTCCTTGAATTTTCCAGAGTCACCATTTACTCCTGGTTTAGGAACGGTTCCTCCAATAGATCCACTTCTTCCCGGTACGACACCTCCACTTAACCCGTTTTCCCGATTAATGAGTCGACCAGCTAGGAGACTATAAGTGGCGAAAGATGTTTCCCTTACTGTAACTGTTAGTGATGATAGCTTTACTGCTTTCGTTAAGAAGTTTAACGAACTTATTGTACAGATGGAAAAGTTGAATGATAATTGGAAAAAGGTTTCACAGTCAATTGAAAATGCTGCAAAGTCTGGTCAGAAGTTCAACACTACAATCAATATCTTGGCTGTGACTTCAAGGGGAATTCACTCTAGTATTAGTCAAACCACGAAACACTTTTATAAGTGGGGAGCTCTTGTCGCTGGTATTGGGACATTACTCGGTGGCGGTGGTCTGTTTGGGATGGGTCGTTTTTCTGAAGGTGTTGTAGCTCGACAACGATACATGGCAGGAGCGGGTTTAGATTCTTATGGCGGCACACTGGCTGCTCAGACTTTTGGTAAGTCTCTATTTGATAATCCAAATGTAATAATGGATGCTGTTAAGAAAGGACGAAATGATCCATCTACAATGGAATCTATTGGTCTTAGGAGTTTGGGTCTTTTTGGTAGAAAGGATTTAACTAATGAACAAGTGAGTGAGGAGGTACTTCGCAGAATAACCAGATATTTGCATGATCAAGGTTACACAGATAAATCAGAGAATTTGGCGCTTTTTGCTCGACCAAGAGGCTTAGAAGCCTTGGCCGGTGGTATGGACAATGTTCGTAGAGCAGCCGCATTGGGAAGTGAGCAGTCGTTTGATACACTAGCTGACAGACAAAAGTATTATAGAGAACATGGTCCAACTCCGGAAGACCTTGCGGCGTGGGATAAGCTTTGGGCTTCCGTTAAAGACTTTGGGATGAAGATCAGTAGTGAGTGGACAGCAAAGATGGCTCCAATTGCTGGGGCTTTGGCCAAAGTCAGTGATGCTCTAGGCGACTTAGTGGTAGCCTTATTTGAAATGCCTGTTGTTCAGCGAGCTATTTCTAAACTGGCTGGTTGGATGAATGATTTTGCTACATACCTTGAAAAAGATGAAACTAAGAAAGCCTTAGAAGAATTTATAAATAAGATTGCAGCATTTGTAGGTCCAGTTGCTTCAGGAATTGGTACAGGAGCTGGTTTGATATGGAATGCTGAACAATGGATTCAAAATCATATTGGTAATCCATACAGCAATATATGGAATACTGGGAAATGGCTTTGGAATAACATAGGTCCTTCACCTGCTCAAGGTGCTCCTCTTGGTCCAAATGCTTCACCACCTGGGGATACTAATACGAATATAACTACTACGAATCCAAGTGTGTCACCATTTAATGCGCCGGGTGGTGGCACACCATGGGCTCCTGCTCCTGTAATGCCAGGAGGTTCTGCTCCTGGTGGTAGTATGACGCCTGGAGGTATTCCTATTCATCCACCAGTTTCAGGGGATTCATATTTGTGGCCTAGTTATATAAATCAAGGTAATACAAGTATTTCTTCTACTGCTGGTGGTACGTTATTTAGACGTTTTAGTAATGTGCCACGATCTAGACTTCCTTCTAGACCATTTCGGAGTGGGCGTAGTTTGCCTTCGACTGGAGAGTCTCCTGCTGATCAACAACAGAAACAAGGGGGGTTGGATCTAAACAATTGGCAAAGCACACGGACAGCTTCACTTGTTGTACGCGGAGTCCCAAGTTCTAATCTGTTTCTACAGGCTAATGGGATGGGTTAATGCCTAATAGTCAGATTGAACTTTCATATCAAGTTTGTCCTATAATATTGACCGGTGGTATCGCAAGCCAGCTTCAGGGCGGTGTACTACCGATGTTGAGTTTATTAAATAGAACTACTCTTGGTGGACCAGGAGCTGCTACCTTAGCAGGAACTCAAAACATATTTCCATTCACAATGGATAAACTGGATGATGCTTTTGGTGCCTTCAATGTATTACCGGGTGGAACGTTAATAGCACAGAGTATTGCGAAATATCCATTTGCAAATCAATGGGTTGCGGCAAATGCAGTAATTCGAGAACCTCTTACATTATCACTTATAATGGACTCACCGATGCGTGGTCCTAACTCTTGGCTCATAAAACATCAGGTATTTACATCTGTAAAAATGACTCTTGATAATCATAATAATGCTGGTGGAACATACACTGTTGCTACTCCAGCATTTCAGTATGATAATCTTGTTATGACTGCTATGACAGATAATTCACGTGGTAATAATTCACTACCGCAGAATGCTTGGCGGTTTGATTTTGAAAAGCCATTGGTGGCTGGTGGGGATCTTTCTGTTGCAGCGAATGGATTAACAAATGCTTTGACTAATGGACTTCCAACTAATGGGGATATTTCTGGTAATCAACCAGGACAAACTTCTGGTAATGTAGTACAAAACGAAGGAGCAGCTTTTGGTTCAAGTAATGTGGCACCTATACAAAATCTGACAGCAAGTGGAATGTTGGTAAGTGGTGGTGTGATGTCCCCTATTGTTGATCCTACTTTTCCACCTACAGTTCCTAGTTCTGGTCCTGGATCCATATTTCAGGGTATTTCGTAGCATCGTAGATAGCACAGCATCGCAGATAACATAACATGACCACAGTTATCCCATTTATTCCTTCTAATATAGCAGTTCCTAAATTTAATGTCTTACTAGATAATTCTAATTGTATGATTACAGTGACATGGAATGTTTCTGCTCAACGTTATTATATCAATGTGTATACTACTGATGGTACTTGGATCATTACAACACCACTTGTATCTTGTCCTCCAGCGCGTGCTGTAGAATCAGTAAAGTGGGATTCTACACGTAGGGCATTGATGGTGCAGATGGTAGATCCTAGTTTGTGGCCTGTGCCACTAGCTTCTGGTGGCTTGTTAACTCCACCCGGTACAATGATAGATTATACTTTAGAAGGATTTCAACCGACCACTTTTAATGGATTGTTTAGAGGATTAACTGTTGATGAAGTTACTTTCAGTATACCTATGGATACTGATCCTGGACAGGTAGTTGTTATGGGAAATGTCAACAGATTAATGAATATGGTGCAAAGTGTGTTTCAAACTTCTTCGCTGGTATACCGCAACGGTGCATTCGAGATAAATCCTTAAAGGATATATCCTAATGGGAAGATATGATTCAATTAAACATCCTATTCAATATCGGATGAACCAATGGCACGCCAAAAAGGCAAATGACCATCAAGAAAAACAAGCTAAGTCTATGCCGTGCCATGTTACGAAGGTTGATAAGGATTTTATTTATGTCGCATTTGAAACTGCAAATAATATCTTTACGATGCCTACCGTTAAAATTCCACAATCTTGGTCTCAGTTTTCTAGAGAACCTACACAGAAAGGTGATAAAGGCTACGCTGTTCCAGGTAATTATTATCTGGGTGGTGTAACTGGTGATTCAGGTGGTAATACTGATTTTTATCCTAGGGGAAATCTTACCACATTATCATTCAATGGTGTTAGTCATAAGGAAAACCCAAGTCGTGATTATGATCAACACACTCATATGGGTGGTCCAAATGGTTGGATTGTTGGACCATATCAAAAGCAACAACAGAGTCAGCAGCAGCAACAACAACAGAATCAAGCACAAACTTCAATGGCTCTGTCTATGCGAACAATGGCATTTAGAACACAGCAGACAAAGTTTAGAAAACAGTTGAATCTTCCTAGTCTATTTGATGCCACAACAAGTGGATCTAGTAGTACTAGCGGCAGCAGTACAGATCAACAGGGTCAACAACAAAATAGTGATAAGACTAATTTTAGTTTCGATAAAGATGGAAAAGCTGTTGTGCAGAGTAAAGATGATGATCACATCATCACTGTTGATCAAAAGAATAAAAAGATTACAGTTAAAGTCCCAACTGACCATATGATTTATATTGGTGGTGATGGCACGCAAGGTCAGTACGATAAGCTTATGACTAAAAGTGGTCCTGTCATCAATGCTAAGGGGCGTATTAGCTGATGCGTGTCTTTGGTCGCACTCAAGATATTCTAACCGGTGTTAAGAAATGGTGGGTTGTGACGACTGACGTTAATGGGTTTAATGACTCTGTTTATTTAACTGCTCTTGCTCAGGTCATTAAACTGAATTTAGGTGAGAGTCCATTCTTTGCTAATTATGGAATACCGGCACATGCATCTGTTGTTATGCAGATTTTTCCTGATTACTATATGGTTCGAATTCAACAACAGTATTCAGGATATTTTGCATCTCTTCTATTAGCAATGGTTCCTGACGCTGTAGATCAAGACCTTCGGCCTGCACCAGCTTATATGATCAATGTCCTTACTAATTATGGCTCTAGCATTGGTGTGCGAGTACAGGCAGGCTATCCAGTGGAGCAACCAATCTAATGGCTATTTTACCTCTCGTAATGACACCACAGGGATTACAACCGGTCGCACCAGCAGACCTGCGATCTCAACTGATTGCATTGGTTTCAACCACTAATCCAGACTACACAGCTAATCTTCCAGGTACATTAATAGAAGATATATCAAGTACCGATGTTTATGCATTGGTTGAAAGTGATAGTTTCCTTGTAGACCTTGTTAATTCAGTTACTCCATTTGGTGCTAATCCTTATCTTTTAAATCAACTAGGAATTCTGTATGGTGTTGATAAACAACCAATCACTAATACATCTGTCATAGTAGTCTTTGGTGGTCCTCCTGGTTTTGTGATTGCACAAGGATTTACTGTTAGTGATGGTACATATCAATATGTGTGTCAGTCTGGTGGTATTGTTGGGGTTGATGGGCTATCTCTTCCTATTTATGCTTTGGCGACACAGCAGGGAGCATGGCCTGTTCCAGCGAATACTGTTGTTGAGATGATTACCTCTGTTCCTGCTAACATTACCGTATCAGTCACTAATCCTGTTTCTGGCATACCGTCACAAACTGGTGAACCAATATCAGTCTTTAGAGAACGATGTTTTACGGCCGGACTTGCTGCCTCTACCGGTATGGCTCGGTATCTCAAAACACTTGTGGGGAATATACCTGGAGTACAGCAACGATTGATTTCTGTACAACAAGATACTATCAATGAAACTTATATCATCATAGTTGGTGGCGGTGATCCATATCAAGTAGCTTACCAAATCTGGTGTGCTGATTTCTATACTCCAGGGCTAGAAGGCGCTCAAATTCGAGTTTCTGGAATGTCCAATACTAACCCAATGAGAATTTCAACAGCAGATAATCATAATCTACAAACTGGGAATATAGAGATTATTACTGGATCTGTAGGAATTCCATATGTTAATAATGTTCCATACTCTATAACTGTAATAGACCAAAAAACCTTTTCTATTCCGGTTAATGGAACGTTGTATGGAAAATGGCAATCAGGAGGAGTTGTTACTCCTAATCCTATTAATGAATATATCAGTATTGCTGATTATCCAGACTCATTTGTTATTCCATTTGTCATACCAGCACAGGAAACAGTGAATATAGTGGTGACGTGGACAACAGATTCACCCAACTATGTGTCGCCTTCTGCGATAGCACAATTATCTCTTCCAGCAATTATAGACTACATTAATAATCTGCCAGCAGGTACAACTCCAATTAATCTTAATGTGCTAAATCAGGTGTTCATTGATGCGATTGCTAGTGTTCTTGCTGGTGAATTAGTTATTGATTTGACATGGGCTATTTCTATCAATGGTGTTGGCGTGTTTCCTGCTTCTGGTACTCAAGTTATCTATGGTGATCGATACAGCTATTTCTATACGCAGAATGGGTGGATCAACGTGATCCAAGGAATATGACACTAAGACACCTTAGTCCTGGCCTGAATACAACTATTATTCGTTCTGGGCTGTCTGTCCTAGTGAGCGATGGTGACATTGGATCACTTGGTGGTGAAATTAAAAATCCAGTGCAGGCTGAAGATCAAGGACTACAAATTGCTGAATCACTTTGGGTAAATCTTCTTGGCAATGCTGCTCTTGCTGCTGTTAATGGTTCAGTCGAACTTTTCCCAGGTCAGTCATTTCTGGTTCCACCTGGAGCGAAGATCTGGGCGACTGCTGCTTCTGACGGTCATAAGTTTACTGCATATTTTCTTTCATCTTATTCTGTGCCGTATCCACCTGAACCTGTACCGGGTATTATCGGTTCAGCTTTTGGAGGACCAATTTTCCCCCCGTCAGATGTGACTGGATTAACCACAGTTATCCCATCATATCTATACCAAGAGTATAGTGATGATGATGATTTACAGGGATTTGTTGCTGCTCAAAATGATATGCAGCAAAATTTTGTTGATACTTTTAATGCTTTAAATCTTCCTATTTATCCAGGACCTCTTGTAGCTGGAAAGTTATTGGACTGGGTTGGGCAAGGTCTATATGGTATGGCAAGACCAGCCCTTAGTTCTGGTTTACCAATTCTTATGGGACCACTGAATACTTATGGTCCAAACTGGTGGTTCCCGATGTGGGATGCTGTGCCACCTAGTACATCTATTACTTTTGGATTAAATGAAATTGAAATGTTAAGTCCGCAAGATGTTGTTGTTACTGATGATGATTTATATCGGCGTATTCTTACCTGGCATTTCTACAAAGGTGATGGCAATTACTTTAATATTCGATTTCTAAAACGTCGTGTTTGGAGATTTTTGTTTGGTATGAATGGGACAGCACCCGAATCAATTCCTCCTGGTACTGGTGATTCATCTATAGCTGATACTGAACAAATCAGTGTTACCCTGGGAGTACATCGTAACATAACAATTCGATTTGTTCTAGGGCATCGCACTGTGACCGGTGGAGCTATGCCTAACGATTTTGGATGTAATGGATTTGGACCAGCTTTTGGTGTTTCACCACCAGCCTATGCTCCTGTTCCACTAAATGATTTAGAGACAACCTATGTCGCTTATCCACCACTTCCATTCATGTCTATATTTAAAGAGGCACTAGACTCAGGTGTCCTAGAAGTTCCGTACCAGTTTCACTTCACTTGTCAGATCGGATAGGGTTGAATCATGACAATTCTTTGGAGCAACAACGCATCCACCACCGTTTCTGGCAGCATCACTGCGGCGAGCACGAGTGTCGCATTAGCTGCTGGCACTGGAGTAAGATTTCCAAATCCTACTGGAGGCGATTTTTATGTTGCTACATTTTATGACCAAGCAACTAAGACTCAGAATGAAATTGTCCATGTTACAGGAATGTCAGGAGATACTGCAACTATTATTCGTGCTCAAGAAGGAACGACTGCTGTTGCATGGAATTCAGGAGACATTTTTGCTAATCTAATTACAGCAGGAACTTTAAGAGCTTTTGTTCAGGGTGGTGCGGCGGGTCCTGCTATTACAACTGAATTGTATGTAGGAACAGATACAGGTACAGTTGATCATATTGTAGCAACTACCAATCCAGTTCCACAGAATGTTATTGCTGGAATGCAATTTAACATCTTGCTAAAGAATGCCAATGACGGCCCTACTGATATGCAGCTAAACGGTACGCCCGCAGTTCTAGTTAAACGGACTGATGGATCAGATCTAATTGGTGGTAACTTGATTGCTAATCAAGAATATATATTCGTTTACAATGGACAATATTTTAATTCAACTATTATGCATGTTCCACAAACGCCACCACAGACCACCTTCTATGTACGACCAGATTCTACGAGTGTTGTTGATTCCAATGGTATGGAAAGCAATAGTGGATTTGCCAATATTCCGGCACAAGCATTCTTAACACTTCAAGGTGCTATCAATACTCTTAAGTCCCGTTATATTTCTCAAAGTGGACTTACAATTAGAGTTGCTGATGGAACCTATAATAGTGGCATCTATGATAATGAGCAATATATTTCTTCGTGGAATTTTATTGGGAATACATCGAGCCCAGGAAATGTTAGGATCGTAGCAACTTCAACAAGTCAAGCCACGTATGTTCCAGGGGCTGTTGGAGGGATATGTGTTTTTGTAGGGCAATTCGCTACAATATCAATGAATGGATTTGCATTTCAGTCGTATGACCGGAATGTGGCTTCTGGTGGTAGTTGTACTCTAACCAATTGTAATTTCACTGCTCCACAGAATGGTCTGTGGGCTATGGATGCAACTGGGTTGATCCAGGTATTTGGAGCCTGTACATTCTCAGGAGCGAATGCTTGTGCATCTATTTTCATAGCCAGAGGCGGGGTCATGAGTGTTGGTTTCTACAGTCAGTATTTTGGCTCAACTGGATTTTCAATGGCTATTCAAGGTACTCCAGTAGTGACTGGTGGTTGTGCATCTTCTACTAGTAGTGGTACATTCATTTGTTATGACAATGTTATGTCTTTTTCTGGACAGTGTTCTGGGGCTGATTTTAACTGCAATAATGCTGGAGGGTTTATATTTAATAGTGGGAACACAGGTATCTTCCCAGGTAGCACTGCCGGTGTCGTTTCTGTTGGATCACCTGGCGCAAGCCTTGGTGGATGGATCACTGCTTTATAAGGATAAACTCACATGGCTGTAACTCCTGTCGCTGGTCTCGTAACGCAAACCTCTGCTACTCCTGGTGTACCGGTAACGGTCATCAGTCCAAATCAGTCTGGTGGGTTTATCGTCAACCCGCTTTTGGCCGCAGATCAAGGGATTGCTGCGGCTGAAGTGTTGTATATCAATCAAGTCACCACAAGTGATGTCAATGCAAACGGAACGACGATTGCCCTTCAACCCGGTCAATCTTACACCGTTATTCCATTGACAACAACTCCAGTCACTGCGGCATCTCTTAGTCCAAATCATAAATTCACAGCTATCCAATGGCCGTAAAATGACAGAACCAGCACCGCTAGATACTGTTCTAGGTTCTGGAGCAGGTGGTCCACTATCACCGCCTACGCCATGGATCCAGTACACTGGTTATTTGAATTATAGTGGAGGAGTTGTTGTTGGTGTTCCATCTGGAGGTAACAAAGGTTCTGGAGCAATAAACGCTCAGGCTCTTTTTGTTAACGGGGTTCAACTCATTGTATCGAATTATCTTGCCATAGCCGGCGGCACTATGACCGGGGTGCTGACACTTGCACAAGACCCGGTTAATCCACTTGATGCAGCAGATAAACGATATGTTGATGCTAAGTCAGGAGCTTATCTTCCATTAGCCGGTGGGACTCTAACAGGACCTCTAGTCCTAGCAGCAGACCCTACAGCCGCACTCGGTGCGACGACTAAGCAGTACTCGGATACAAAGATTCCGTTTGTTGGTGGAACTATGACCGGGTTGCTTATTCTGTCTGGAAACCCAACAGCGGCTCTTGGGGCGGTCCCTAAGCAATATGTTGATAATGCAATTGCAGGAGTCAATACTTCGTTAGGCAATTATCTTCCATTGGCTGGCGGTACAGTTACAGGTAATCTGACGATAAATGGAAATACTGTTTTATCTGCTGATCCAACAACTGATCTTCAGGCAGCAACGAAACATTATGTCGATGGTAAGACTTCCCAGGCTATCAGTATTCCAGATGCGCCAAGTGATGGAACAACTTACGGTCGGAATAATGCGGCGTGGGTTAATACGATAGATGCGGGGGCATACTAGTGGCAAACATCATCAAGATCCTTCGATCCATTGTACCGGGAAGTCGCCCAAGTGGTAAGACATATGGTGAGATATACACCAACCTTGGGGATAATCAACTTGGTGTGTTTGATTCTGGTAACTTGGCTAGAGACTTGATTGGTGTTCCAGTATTCTCTTCTGCAAAGACGTATGCTGCTGGGAACCCTGTTGTTCAAGCAGGACAATTGTATGTTGCTCTTGGTGCCGTTGCAGCAGGAGCATTTAATCCGGCTCAATGGTGGCTTGTTGGTTCGTATAAGGTTCCTGTTGTAAGAATTTTTACAGCGAGTGGATCATATGCTCCTACTGCTGGGATTCTTTATTCGGTTCTAGAAGCTTGGGGAGGAGGAGGTGGGGGAGGAGGTGCCCCTGCATCAGCAAGTACGACAGGTTCTGGTGCTGGAGGTGGAGGTGCTGGTGGTTATTCTAGAAAAACTGTAACATTAGCACAGATCGGTGGTGGTCAAACTGTTACTATTGGAGCCGCTGGTGCTGGAGCTCCTGCTGGAGCTAATACTGGCGGTAATGGTGGAGTTACTTCTGTAGGTTCGTTGTGCATTGCAAATGGAGGGTTGGGAGGTGGAGGAGCACCAGCGGCAATTGGATTTGGAGGTGGAGGACCTGGAGGGACTGCTGGGACTGGTGATATTACAGGAACTGGTGCTCCAGGAGGTATTGGATACGGGTCTGCAGATACGACTAGATTCCAAGCCATAGCTGGCAATGGTGCATCAACATCAATTGGTGGTGGTGGTTACTTCACCGGTTATGCAGGGTCGTCTGCGAGTGGACATGGAGGCGGTGGAAGTGGTGGAACATCTCAGAATAGTAATCCAGCATTTCCTGGTGGTAGTGGGTCTTCTGGGTATGTGGCGATAACAGAGCATTTCCAGTGAATACTATAGCTATTCGTTTGATTTTATTGCATGGAATTCATGGCCATATACTTTATATCAATCCAGATGAGGTTGTAACACTCCGATCACCAACTCAACAATCATTACTTCAAGAAGGTGTTAAGTGTGCCATCTCTACAACTGATGGTAAATTTGTCAGTGTGATTGAAACTTGTGATGAAGTTCTTAGAGTAATTGGAAGAGAGGTACCTCGTTAACTGTATCAACCGGTAAATCAGGAGATGAATATGTCTGACGTAGAAGAAGTTGAAGTGCAGGAAGCAGTTCCAGTTGCTGTGGGAGTTAGAAAAATTGCTCCTCCGTCACTCACTATCAAAATGGTGAATGATAGAGCAAGCCATTTTTACTTCAAACGAACCTTGGCTTTACTCAGGTCTCTGGGTAAACGGCGGTAGGCGGCCCAAATAGGCCAATTTCGTGCGTTGTCATGCCCCACAAATGGCCTGTGGGTAAGCTTTGATGGGCTTGCCTATGCACCGGTAGCCCGGCGGCGTACCCCTATCAGGCGGGCACGGCTGGCCGTTTAAATGGCATCGGCAAATTTGCCAAAATAACCTAATAAAAACAAGGGGTTACAGCCATCATTTTTCTCTATTTAATTTTCCTTTGAGCCTTTGTGTTAATAGTGGAACTCTTCTTGCTCTATCTTTTGCATTGTCTAGTACTGTTCCTTCATAAAGATGATCAAAATTCACACAACCTTTGACATCACATGTATGACATGCAAGCAATCCTGGTTTAATTGATCTCCCCAATTTTCGTTCAAGGGCGAGTCGATTTGCTCTATACACAGTTCCATTAATTGTTACTGTACGTTCTGCAAAAATTGTGGTGTTCGAAGGAAATATTAAGCATCCATCTTTGTCAGGTTTAATTTTATCACAAACCCTGTAGAAATCTTCGATAGAGTCAAATGTACATCGTATTTTCCAAGGCATTGTGTTCTATACCTTACTCGTTTATAATACTCAATTTTCCTTTACGCACCTTCGTTAGCAACTCAGCCCCTTGTTTTGATACGAAAAAGTCAATACCAGGGTCCATTGCTAGAATTTCTAATGAATCTTTTGTATCTAATATGTGATCCCGACCTTGTTTAATGTGTGGAAGATTGTACCTATCGAACAGACGCCTGAATAAGTATTTTGACATCCCTAGCGCCTCGGCCATTTGCCGCATATTCATAAGTCTTGGAAGTGGTTGGTTCATGGTACTACTCCAATGTGTATAGGTATAAATAGTTATACACTATTGGCAGCATCTTTACAATTTTCTATGCATGGCCCTCCGGTGTTGGTGTGACTACTTTCACCAGATTTACGGCATGGCGACCTGGTTCGTATTCTTCCATCCACATTAATCCTTGCAAACGAGCTTCTGTGAAATTGATACCAAACTCTTGTGCAATTGCACGGATGGCTTCAACACTTGGCATTGATTTAGGATCATCACGTTCTGCTGAAATTGATAGATGCATACATATCCCAACCGGTTGTTCTTCGAAACTAACATTCGCACGATAACCGACTGGAATTAATACTTGCTCAGTCTTCATTGGTTTCTCAAATCCTGGTTTAAGATCAGTCAGTTTAACTACCAGCTTATCTTTAACAGCACTGGCACGAATAACATCAAGCGGTGTGGGGTGCTTCCGAGCTCGCTCTATTGCCATTGCGATTGCAGCCTTTTCTAACTTCCCAATCATCATAACAGCCATTAGTTCGCCTTTCCTGTTGGATAGAAATCAACAAACCTACCCATGCTACAATCACCCGGTATGATTGTAAACTCAGTTAATGACGCTATTCCTTTTTCCCTGGTAATATCTGCTATGCAATCATATTTCTGTCCTGTTTTAAATTCAATTCGAACAATAATCATCTCAGTTCTTTCTGGGTGTTCAGAAGGTACAATACCATCTATCCTCATGTCTTTATCACCCCTAACACACCATGCCTCTGCCATATAGATAACGACATCTGGATCAGTTAGTCCGACCAATGCTTTTATTCCTTCGCTTACAATATCCTTATGTTCATTATTCATAAATGAAACCGGGGTGAATACACGACCTTCATCCTTTATTAAGACAACCATAGGTTCGACAGTTTTTTGTTCATCAAATATACGCCTTATAATCTTTAGCTCTTGGTCCACTAACTTACGTGGATCTATTTCACCCATTTTTGTTTTCTCCAGTGGTTGTAAAGCAGACATGCTCCTTGGGCCGATATTCCAACAATCGGTCCGATTTGCCGCCATTGCAGTTTCTCGATGTTACGCAAACGTGCTATCTCAAGCAACTGTAACGGATTTCTTGGCGTACCGTGAGGGTACTTACTGATACGCCCTTTTTTCTTAGGCGGTATTTCATATGCTACACTAGCCATTGTCTAAATGAATCTCCTTGTAAGGTTGATGAGACATTAATCTTGCGTCGAAGCACTTGGATTAACTTTTCATCAACTGTGCCCTTGGCTCGTAAATCAATATACGTGACGCTTTTGGTTTGGCCAATCCGGTGTGCTCTGTCTTCACTTTGTTGTCTGTCTTCATTATCAAATGAATTAGCGTAATATATGACTAAATTACAGCTAGTCCAAGTATTCCCAAACTTACCCACACTTTGATTGCTCACAATAAATCTACATTTATCATCGTTCTGTATTCGACTTCTGGCTATTAGCCTTTCCTCTAGCCTTGTTTCACCCCAAAAGCAGACTGTACTATCCTCACCAAACTCCTCTAATAACTTAGTCGCGATTTTGCGTAAAGCTTGAGGGTATGGTGCCCATATTATAGCTTTACCGGCGTGTCTGTGCAATATTTCAATTACGGCAGAAGTACGGTTTTCTGGAATATTGAATAGTGTTCTGTCTTCTTGTCGAACATGACCGCATACGATATGCTGTAATTTTCCTAATTGATCAAGCTTCATAGTTGCTGTCGTATAAACACCTTCATCAAGTTTAGCGACAGCTATATCACGCATATCCCGGTAAACCTCTTCTTGTTCCTTGGTTAGCTCAACATCCCAAAATGAATAGACCTTTGGCAATAGATCAAGTACTTCATCTTTAGTGACGCGATAGCTGCGTGACATTATCAACCGGTTAAGCTCTTCTAGGTTGCGATAGCTTACAACAACTGATGTTGCGCGTAATTTCTTACCCTCCAATTGGTCCTTGATTCGAATATTTGTAGGTCTAAAATCTATTTTCTCCATTACAGCATAACGATTCTTAAATCCCCAGTAAGATCGTTGACCAATAATAGTCCAATCTAAAAACCAGTATTGTGAGAATAGGTCTAAAGGTGACTCTGGTGCCACCAGACCGCTTAGTATACGTCGGATTCTTAACATGGGTTTTAATGCATCTAGTATGAATTTAGTTCTTTGGGCATCTTCATGAGCTATGGTGGTAGACTCATCTACAACACCTATGACTCTACGATTGGTGATAAATTCTAGTAGGTACTTTCGTGCAGGTCCTGGGCGATTAAGTGCTTCAATATTCATAGTGAGAAACCGTGGTCCTTTTGTGTAAAGTAGATTTTCTGAAGCTTTTCGTTGTGCAGCTAAACCTGAGGTAATCCATGGTGCTACATGGATTTTGGTTTTCCAAGATTCAGGTACCCACTTATCTAATTCCCCTGGTTCATCTTCAGTACCAATCCAATTCAAATAACATCCTTTAGGTGCTAGTATTACAAGATCATCTACGAGCCCCATTTCAACCCGGCTCAACCAATCCTCAATAATCGGACGTGACTTCCCAGTGCCTTGCTCCATTAGCAGGGCATAGACCTCATTTTTACCTAGAAGATCTAAAGCTGTCGCTTGGTGTTGGTACCTGGGGAGCATCTTAGCGATCCTTTAAACTGCGCGCAAAAAGTTCTAGCTCTAACCGAGCTAGATACTCCGCGCGCCACCGTGGCCATTTTCTTCGTATCAAGTTAATACAGTTAATGATGTGGCGTGTTTCCATCTGGCTTACCGGGATGGCTCTGCCATCCCTGCAGACCCATATTTGATCATACATCAGTTTCCTTGTTGATGATTGTTAACCAAGCATCCCTGGCTTCTGGCACCAGCCCCTCAAACTTTAACTTGAGGAAAATGTGTTGACCACACTCAGGGCAATAATTCGGTAGACGTGGGTTCACCCAGCAGAGCAATGTTGAACAGCACGGTGTTTGAATAAGTCTGAATGGTACAAACTGATTCTCTGTAGGCATACTACCTCCGCAGCTTCTTTAGATCAAGTGTGGTTTCACCACAAGCCAGAAGCACAGCGGCAACAGTTGAAAACTGTGGCCGTCGTGTCTTTTTGTTATACCAGGAGTAAAGGGTGCCCGGTGAAACTCCGCTGTCTTTTGCGATTTTGCTGGGTCCACCATTCGCAAACACTTTGGTTCTAGTGTAGTCTATGATTGGATCCTTGTCGATGAAATTGTATGATTTGTAAACCTTGAGGGTGCGTGATGGTTTCTTAGTGCGTGACAGCATAGCTACCATCCTTCTGTTTTGTAAGCAACCCTCTCCTCACCAACCCATAAAATCCTGAGCCCACTGCTCGTGGTTTAAATCTTCTTTTTAAGGTATTGATAGCCTCGATTTGTGACATATGCTGCTTTGCCATAACTTTAAGGATAGCTTCTGCCGCAGAACCTTTCCCTGGTGTGTACTCCCCATTTGGTATTGGTTTCCTACCGGTTTTCTTACTGGCTGCACCAGCTTCGACCAGTTTATCGTAACCGATCATCTGAGCATACTCAGGTAGATCCTCTACAAAGAACCCCATCTTTCTGACAGGTATCCGTACCTTAACATCTATGTATTTCATGCGTAATACTCCTTTAACCGCCCGTAAAGCATTTTACCACTTAACAAGTTGATATGCAACTTCATTTAAAATATCAATCTTAGATTTAAAATCTCTTCAAGCTGTGAGTAATTCCATTCCCCAGGCCCATTAGACCATTTCATAGCGTAAGTCGCTTGCAGTCCTTCATTTACTAATGTTATAACTTGATCCCCTTTCATTAACCAAAGTTCATCCACTCCTGCAAATTTTTGGGCTGTAGGAATACGGCGCACAGCGATCCATACGTTGCCGCCATATCGGCTACGTTGATATATCCATGCAGGTTGAAAGGTTTGAAAAGCTACATAGAATGCAGTGGTACGTTTGAATTCTATCCAGCCTTGCACACCTGAAGGTGTACAAAATTCAGAGTCAGGGACACCGCTGGCCGTACCAGCAGTTTCTACACTTGTCCACTGAAAATGTGGGAGTTTATTACGGAATAGTGATCTTAGACCACCATCTTTTACCATGGCTTGCTTATGGAATCTATTGTGTGTTTAACATCTTCATCTTGTGTATTATTTCTAAGCCACATTAGATAATCCATTGGGATATTCTTAAACTCTTGGCCTTTATGCTTCCCAAATCCTATCGTCTTTAGTCTAACCGGTTGGTTTGATAGCCTCAGCAATTGTTCTGGTGTGTGATTTTCTAGCATCCTCAACAATATGCTAGTCGTAGTAGCTACATCATATAGAGCTTGATGTGGGTGTCTGTTTTGAACTTCTGGTGTGATCTTATAAATATCTACTTCTAACCAATAGCGTAGAACCTGATTACTGTATCCCGCAGCTTTCGGCCAAATGTGTCGAGCTGACTTTAGTGTACAAATCCAAGGATTAGAGATGCCTGGAAAGAACTTAGAGTCAAACGCAGCATTGTGAGCAACCATCAAAGTAGTAGGTTCAATACGATCAAATAAATATTGGAATGCTTCTACCTGTGGTAGAGCTCCATTCTCTATCAATAGCTTCTGTGGAGGAATATGGTGAACAGCTTGTGCCTGTGGAGCGACCTCACCGGTAAAGTGGATATAGAAATCTTTTGTAAGTGTTGATTTCCAACCCTCACTGGTTAGTTCAACTTCAGCCCACGCTAGTTCTAGAACTTCAGCCCCCTTTGCAGGATCGAGGTCTGAAGTTTCCGTATCCAAAACGATCAGTTTCATGGTGATCACATGAAAAAAGACCCCGTTAACCTCACCGGTTAACGGGGTTCTGTTCAGATGACTCAGGCGGCGTGCGGCGGTTCCGGCGCAGCTTCTGCGGCTGGTTCAGCCTTGGCCTTTGCCTTCTTTTCCTTTGGAGGCGGAGGCGGAGGGATTGGAACAACTTCTGGCCCGATATTGATCAGCTTGCGATTTGGGTCAGTGTCCCACCGCAGGTCACCATAAACCTGACCGACAGTGCGCTTGAATGGCTCAGCGGCCATTTTGTCGATGTATTCCTTGACAGTCATGCCGGTCACGTATTCGTCATACCGTTTGCCAGACTCACGAATCTTGGCTTTCGGCCTGAGAACGGTAATGACATGAGTTTCGTCGAACTTGGGAAGGCGTGGTCGAGGAACGCCAGTCTTCGTCTTTTTCTTTTTCTCTTCACCCTCAGTTTGGCCATTGGTTGGAGCAGCCGCAGCAGGAGCAGCCGCAACAGGAGCAACGGCAGCAGCAGGAGCAGCCGTAGCAGGAGCAGCCGCAGCAGGAGCAGCCGCAGGAGGGGTCGGCTTGTGGACTGTCCCAGGAGCAGCAGGATTTGCAGCAGCAGGAGCAGCAGGCTTCGGAGGAGTTTGAGCGGTAGGTGCAACCATGATTTATCTCCCTAATTTCTGACTACAATGTTATGCTAGCATATGGACGGAGGTAATGCAACCCTAAATTGACAAAATAATTTTTCTTTTTTAGGGCTTCTTGTAAAATATTATTTTTCTAATTGGCCCCATGATTTACCTATCTTCGTATCTGTTAACATTGGGATAGTGATAGATGGTATTGCATGTTCCATAATTTCTGCACAAGCTTTAGCCTGAGCAGGATTGCTTAGGCTAAAGCATAGTTCATCATGAATCTGTAGTAACGGTTGATATCCAGCATTGTAAACATCAACCATTGCTTTCTTAATCTGTCGTGCAGCACTGCCCTGAATCATTCTATTAAATGATTTGTGTGTAAATGATTTACGAAGATTGCTGTTGTACCATGGATGCTTTGGATTTCTAATACGCTGCAATGCTTCTTCATGTGGGCATGAGTATGTTTCTATTATTTCGTCTGGGTATTGTTCTTTGTACCTGGATACATCCATATTTCGATATTCTGTAGGCTCAAATAAATTGAAATGACTTCGTGCTCCATCGATTAACTCGATATATCCTTCACGATTTGCCATCCATTGGTATTCATTGTAAGCTTGACGCACAAATGGCAATCGTGCATTATACTGATTCAATATAGTTTCAGATTCAGTTTCACTCAAACCAGTCATAAGGGCAAATTTCTTTACGCCCGCTCCATAACTGACTGCGAAGTTAACATCCTTGGCTCGTTTCCGTGGTAGGCGAGTTATGGATGCAACATAGTCATGAAAGTCAGTGTTAGGATCTGTACGGTACATATCACCAGCTTGTCTTGCGCCTCTGGCTCGCAGCTTTTCTGCCACATAAACGATGAGCCTATACTCTTGTTGCCGGTAATCAATGCTACACCAGTCTTCACCATCTTCTGGCTCAAAGCAAGATCGGATAAGTGGTGCCCATTCACTGTCTCTGCTAGGCATTTGTTGAAGTGGAGGGTCTGAATAGCTGAACCTGTGGCTACGCGCCCCACCGCTTTCACTTCTGAATTGATTAACTGTAGGATAGACACGACCTTTGTGAGCATAATCACATATGTAGCCTTTAAGAAACTTTTCTGCTAACTCTGTCTCATGTTTAATTTGGTGGACTAGGCGTGGAAACGGGTGCTGATGATTGGCCATAATCTCTTTACTAAAACTTGGGTGATCTAGTGAAGTTCTGAAAATTTTTATTCCACGCTTTTGAAATTGCTCAGATAGCCATTTATTTTGACGAATTTCTTTAATCGTGACCCTACTCCCAATTTCTTTACTCAGTTGAAATAACTTATCTTCACAATTTGTGAATATAGATTTTGCTACGCTATTGGCTCGTTCGACATTAACTTTCACACCACGTTGTTTCATCAACAATGTGATGGGCATTAGATCTCGTTCAATTTGATATGCTGGATCTAAATATTCAGCAGTCAATTGTGGTCGCATTTTTTGAGCTAATCCTAATGTGCTTCTTGCATCCTGTTCAGCATACGGCCCTACATACTTCCCCGGTATACGCCACAGACCTCCTTTACCTTTGGCTTGGTATACGACTCCTGCAAGCTCCAGTAATGATTCGTCTTTACCGGGAAGACCTTGCCACTTGCAGAGATTGTCTAGGGAAAATGAAAACAAGTTTTCATTCACCATGGCTGCCATTGCACCAGTATCATCTAATAGTCTAGGTGGCTTGATATTGAATACAGCTTCAATCCATCCCCAATCATATTGGAAGTTATGGAATATGAATCTAGTTTGATTCTGTGCAGTTGTTGCTTTGAGCCACCGCTGTACAAGATTAGAATCAAAACACTTTGTTTCGGGGTGCCGTATTGGGATGTAAATCGCATTATCACGCCATGCTACAGATATCCCACAGATGTAACCGGTGCTGGGGTTAGCTCGTTCATATTGATAAAAGCCAGGACCACGATCATTTGCTAAAGAATCATCACGTGTTTCAGTATCAATGGCAACTTCAGTCTCATTACTTAGATCAGGTAATTCTGTAGGCATTACCCATGCACTATCTGGTGTGAACATAGGAATTTGGTCTGGTGATGGTTTGCCCTTACTGATCATACTGGTATTCCAAAAAAGGGGACCTCGGGGAAGTTTCCGGGGAGGAAACCCGAGGTCCCAGTAAAACCGGGAGGAGGGTAGCTAAATGAGCTCCCGGCTATGTCATAAACTTATTCATCCCGGTCGGCGATGTTCTCGATGCGGTCGGCCATCATTCCATTGGTGATTCGGCCACCACAGTCGCAACTAAATTCATGGAGCTCATGCTGGTCGATATCCATGAACTTCATGATTTCGGGGATTTTTGCCCCGGACCCCAGCCCTTCGGCCTGGAACACTGGGTCCCTTGCAGCCATGCCGAAGGCGGTATACTGTGCGTTGATATCGATCAACGCCAACTGAACCTGAGACAAGTGTTCTATGTTGTGGAAGATAAAGAAGTTATGTTGCCTCTCAGCTCTAACCAGGTTCGCCCAGTGCAGCAGCTTCTGCTTGCGAGTCATCGGCTCTTTAATGGGTACGGCCGATACGAGTTCTTGCTCGGTTACCAGTTTCATTATATTACTCCTTCCTGGGTTGGTACCAACAGACATAGTATAGCATAATTGTGGTTGAACCGCAATATGCTTTACGCTTCTTCTTTTAGTTCCAGGTATCCTAGTTCCATATACCGGATATCAGCACCGTTCAATATGCTGACGGCCCTGAAGGCTTTCTTGATATCTGGCACTGTACAGATCTTATTGAACTGACAGTACAACTCCCGGCCCATCACCCATTGTCCGATGGAATAGGAACCATCCTCCCTGCGCATGAACGTATGCATTAGGCTTTTCCTTCGGTTTGTATGTACTTTTCATCCCTGTGTATCTTTTCTGCCCAGCCCGCTTCTGGTGTGATGTTGTATCCTTGTCCACAGGTTCCGCAAAAGATATTGACACACAGGCCTCCCCTTGGGCCTTCGTACCAAATAGGAGGCCTGTGCTTGCACTCAGGGCAGTGGACTTTTAGCTCTGCGTAGAGCTCACGCACTGGTTGCTGCCTCGGGGTGCGGCGGCTCAGGTGCAGGCTCAGGTGCCGGTTCCTCCTTTGGTGCCGGTTCCGACCCAGGCTGCTCCCCACCATTGGTCGCAAGCTTGGGCGGAGTCTCCAGTCCCAGGTCTGGTAGCTTGTACATCCCCTCCTTGATGTCCACAATTTGTGGGGTCACTGAGATATGCTTCATTGTTTCCCCATCTGGGACCGCTATCATCTTGCGGTTTTGTTCCTCCAGTGCAGACTTATACCATCTTGCTCTGGCCAGTGCCCAGGCGTGTTCGATACTGTCAGCCTCGATAGGTTCGACCATGCGTGTTCGCACTTCACCGGGTATCATTTCCATGATAATGGTAAAGGTAGTCATGACTTATCCTCCATTGTGAGTTTTAAGTTACCACCGAGTGCTTTTAAAACGTCTGATGGCGAGTGTTGTTGTTGTCTTCTCATCTTGTCTACTGGAAACTCCACCCATTTACCTTCAGTATTCCAGTCTGGGGGGAGTAGGCACAATGCTTCACACTCATTGTACCTTACCAGTCCTAAGATGTTTTGCTTTGCTCTCCTTTCTAGCCAGCGCCGTAGCGCAGGATCCCTATGCGCATCTGGATACTTTGGATCTATCCAGATTTGCACAACTTGAACATTTGTTGATGCCCCATCAACTATGATTGTCACGTAGTCTGGCATAATATCTAATACATAATGTGAATGATCTGGCCTCGATAGGTCTGCAGCATCGTCGTTAACCAACCACCGGCAATTCCATAACGTGCAACAGGGCGGCATCTTTGCCGTCCTGTACACTGTACATCCCTTGTGATGCTTCTGATACTGACAGCGTTTCCCTGCTATCTTCTGCACAGTACCTTCATGTACAGGCAGAAGTTTACAGCAAAGCTGACAGTCACCGCATTGCCTCATTCCATATCCTCCAGGTGTTCGGCAAGACGTCTAAAGGTATCGGTCGTGCTTTGGTTGCCTTTCACGTGGCAATAAAGATCACGTGCCATACGGCGTGCAATCTTTATATCTATGTACTTGAGCACGATCTTGGCAATCTGCTCTACGGTGTCATGACTTGCTACCATCTAACTCCCTGTATTTTGGCTTTGATACTGTTTCGGTCTTAGGTTTTTCTACCTTTAATCCTTCTTGTAGCTTACGCACCGTTTCCAATACGTTTGTCGAATGAGCACAGTAGGCGGCGACATGTTCCCCGGCAATGCGGCTATGTTCACGGATTGCTGCGGCAAGGTCGTGTAGCTTTTCGGCCACTTTCTGGGATTCTGATATTAATTCCTCTGCTGCCTTGTCAATTTCCGCTGACGCAGCAGCGCCAATCTGATCAACCGCACGCACGGTTAGCTCAGCCATTTGTATTGGATCAGTCAACATAACCCTCCTATATGTTACGAATTAGTGGTTAGCTCCATGCTTCTGGTTCACTCAAAGGCTACGGCTCGCTCCTCCCAATTGGTTCACTCATAGAATATGGCTCACTCATTACAATTAGTTCACTCTCAACTGATGGCTCGCTCTTTACTTCATGGTTCCCTCGGCGGTTATGGCTTACTCTTGGCGGTTGGCTCACTCAGTTGGTTTGGCTTGCTCCCACTTCTAGGTTCACTTAACAGCTCTGGCTCGCTCGTACTTAATGGTTCACTAAAGGACGATGGCTCGCTCATTGGGGTTGGTTCACTCCAGGGGTCTGGCTTACTTCCACTTCTTCAATGCCGCCGCCAACTTGGGGAATACATCCTGGTTGGGTGGCGGTATGAAGTCGATATGCCCCATATGCCCAATGACATATGGAACCGGTGGCAGTTCGCCCTTTGTGTCGAACCACCAACAAATTTGCAGATGTGACAGAAACATCTTAACTGCCCATCGCCTTGCGCGTGCATCAATTTGTGCGGGCGGCAAGTGTCCAGCGGTAAGATGCTTATAGGCTTCGGTAGTCTTGTTAAAGTTCTTTTCTGTCAGAATACGGGCGGCTGTTTCAGCCATACCACCACTGTCATTACGAGCAACCTCGTAGGCTTTACGAGTTTTGTACATTTGCCCGTACACGCAATCAGGATTACCCGAAAATTTCATAAAAGACTGGCCGGTTTTCCAGCACAATGTCTTGAGCCCAGCATTCCATGGGCGCTTGGTCTTTGGTTCCCATTTTACTGTTGGGTCCAGTCCAGCAAATCTCCAGATTTGGCCAACCGTTCGACATATACTAATGTCGATATGGGCCATCATACCGGCAGAAATCACCGGTCCAATACCAACGATACTTTGCATCCATTGTCCAATGCGCTTGGAAGATGCGTAGGTTTCCAAAACCTTTTTGATCTCATTTTCCAGTAGCTGACTATTACCGGCAAGCCAACTCACAATTTCATGTGGTTCCTTATCGGCTTCGAGTGCCAGAACTTGGTTATGTGCTCGCTTGCGATCTTCTTGCATAATATAGTAATGGTCTACAAGAAACCGTGCTTCAGTTGTAGTCAAGGTTACAGCAGCCGCGCGCAAATCCTTGTGGAGCTTCTGTAACTGCTCAAATGCATTAACCGGGGTGCTCATTGGCGCTCGCTCCTTTGACTTGGTTCGCTCATGGATATTGGCTCGCACGCTGATTTTGGTTCACTCCAGAAGTATGGCTCTAGTTGCAATTCGTGTAACCAACTCCTGCAATGTATCGAGTTACACAGTGGGAAACAGTCGGAGGCGGTGGCAATGGTTGGACTACTCCCGGTGTGAACGGTGCCGGTATGCGTGGTGTATTATTCTGGCACTCTGTGTATACAGTACCAGCGATGTTTCTTTGCACGCAGTTCGTTTGAGCGAAAGCTGCACTAGGTATAAATAGTACAGCAGTTATGATAAGATACTTCATTGTAGCCCCTTCCTGGTGGTGTGTTGCTCTTTGGCTGTGGTTCACTCTTCACGGGTGGCTTGTTCTACGCCATACACACTTTTACCATAGCTTGCTATTTACAGAATGTAAAGGTAATTGCTTGCTGACCTTGGTTCACTTCATGAAACTGGCTCGCTCTGCTTTGGTGGTTCACTTTTCAACTTAGGCTCGCTCTGTAGTTATGGTTCACTCTTTCTCTTTGGCTCGCTCACACATTCTGGTTCACTTAGTGCGTGGCTCGCTTAAGCACTATGGTTCACTCGAGCCAGATGGCTCGCTTCTCGGTTGAGGTTCACTCCCCTCACGTGGCTCGCTCCATCACCATGGTTCACTTGCTAATAATGGCTCGCTCCCATACCTTGGTTCACTCCGTCAAGATGGCTCGCTCTAGGCACTAGGTTCACACGTTCATCTTGGCTCGCTCTGTGACTGTGGTTCACTCAAGCTCATAGGCTTGCTCGCACCACTTGGTTCCCTCCGCTACATAGGCTCGCTCTGTGACTGTGGTTCACTCAAGCTCATAGGCTTGCTCTGGTACTTTGGTTCACTTGCTGGCCATGGCTCGTTCGTTGGTGGTGGTTCACTGAGCTATTCTGACTTGCTCGTCCTTTCTGGTTCACTCGTTCTTTGTGGCTTGCTCTAACGCTTTGGCTCACTTATCAATCAAGGCTAGCTCTGTGATGATGGTTCACTTATCCGCAGTGGCTCGCTCTCATTTTTTGGTTCACTCTGGAAAAATGGCTCGCTCCCGTTGTCTGGTTCACTTAGACATGATGGCTCGCACATTTCGGATGGTTCACTTACGGATAAAGGTTCGCTACCGCACTGTGGTTCACTCCCCGGTCATAGGCTCGCTCATGGTGCGTGGTTCACTTACTGAGTGTGGCTCGCTTCTTACAGTTGGTTCACTCGCACAGTCTGGCTCGCTCACGGATTTTGATTCACTCCATATTGGTGGCTCGCTCGTTGGCCTTGGTTCACTTCCGAT